TGTAATTATAAGGTATAAAAATATAGTATAATGGCACACTTTGCAAAAATATCAGAACAAAATAAAGTTCTTCAAGTACTAACTTTAAAAGATAAAGATATGTTAGATACTGAAGGAAATCCAAGTGAAGCAGTAGGACAAGCTTATTTAGAACAAAATAATAATTGGCCTGCACATTTATGGATTCAATGTTCTTACAATACTAGATATGGTAAACACCGATTGGGTGGAACTCCATTTAGAGCAAACTATCCAGGCGTTGGTTGGGATTGGGATCCTACAGATCAAATTTTTTGGACTGCTGAAAAACCATATCCATCTTGGGTAAAGAATATTGAACAAGGAAAATGGCAGTCACCAATTGGTGATGAACCAGACTTAACTCAAGAGCAAAAAGATCAAAACGAAGCTCTTACTCATTCGTGGATTTATGTTTGGAATGAAACAAATCAAACTTGGGATTTAGAAAATTCTCCCATTGATTTGACAGAATAGTAAAATTAAAGTATAAGCATATTTTTATATGCAGAAGAAAGTATTATCAGAACAAGCGATATATTATGGTAAAATTGAAATGCCAAAAGGATTTGAAATTAATCCTTTAAATCTTACTAATAATTTTTTTAAATCTCTTTATCACAAAAGAAAATATACTTGGTCAAAAGATTTTGATAAATTAAATTCTTATATAAAAGATTTTATAAAATTAAACTATAAATTAAATTTAGTTAATAAAGACTGTTGGACAAATATTTTTGTTCCAAATGAAACAACAGAATTACAAACAAATGTTGATCCTGTAAATTTAAAAAACTCACCAGACTTTACGTTTTTATACGGAATCAATACTGTAGATTGTGATATTAAAATTTTATATGATGATAATAGAAGAAAAGGAAGATCATGGACTATACCTTTAACTGAAAATAAATTTGTTATGTTTCCATCGACTAATATGTATAGTATTACAAATAAACAAAAAGAATCTTTGAATTTTATACAGACCATAACTTATGAGTACCTTTAATTTTAATTATTATTATTGGGGTTTTACATCCGCAATACCATCTAGACTATGTGATGACATAATTAAACATGGTTTATCTAAACAAGAAATTTTAGCTAGGACAGGAGACTTTGAAAATGATAAAAAATTAAATAAAGAAGAAATAAGAAAATTAAAAACTAAAAGAAATTCTAATGTTACATGGCTAGATGAACCTTGGATATATAAAGAATTACATCCTTATATACATCAAGCTAATAAAAATGCAGGTTGGAATTTTCAATGGGATAGAAGTGAGCCATGTCAATTTACAAAATATAAATTAAATCAATATTATGATTGGCACAATGATGGTTGGAAAAAACCATATGATAAAAAAAATAAAAACCACCCAGAGCATGGAAAAATTAGAAAAATATCTATGACTTTACAACTAACAGATGGTTCAGAATATGAAGGAGGGGAATTAGAGTTCGATTTTAGAGACTATGATCCTTACTCAAGAGATGAGTCTAAACATGTAAAACAAGTAAAAGAAATTTTACCTAAAGGATCTATAGTTGTATTTCCTTCATTTTTATGGCATAGAGTTAAACCAGTAACGAAAGGAGTAAGGTATTCATTAGTCATGTGGAATCTTGGATACCCATTTAAATAATATGGAAAAAGCATTACATTTTAATACACCTATTTGGGCAGAGTACAAACCAGAGTTTCTTAAATCTTTAAATAAAGCATCAGACAAATATATAAAAGAAGCTAAAAAAAGAGATAAAGAATACATTCAAAAATTTGGTGATTTTGGAACATCTTATCATTCAACACCTCTTACAAGAGATAATGATTTTATGGATTTAAGAAATTACATAGGTCAAAAATCTTGGGATTTTTTAGATTCACAAGGTTTTGATATGAGCATTTATCAGCTTATGTTTAATGAACTGTGGGTACAAGAATTTGCAAAAAAAGGAGGAGGTCTTCATTCGGCTCATATACATTGGAACCAACATGTATCAGGTTTTTATTTTTTAAAATGCAGTGATAAAACATCTTATCCAGTTTTTCATGATCCTCGAACAGGAGCAAGAGCTACAAAATTAAAAATGAAATCAGATAATAAAATGCATCTTGGAAGTGAATTAATTAATTACAGACCAAAACCAGGTTCATTAGTTATATTTCCAGGATATTTAGAACATGAATTTCTTGTTGATCATGGAAAAGAACCATTTAGATTTATACATTTTAATATACAGGCAATACCAAAAGAAATAGTAAAAGATGTTTAAAAAAAATAAATATATAATAATTAAAAAAGCAATTGATAAAGATTTGTGTGAATTTATTTACAATTATTTTTTAATGAAAAAACAAGTTTATGATACTTGTACTAAAACAAGATACATATCACCTTACGAAACTTTTTTGGGAGAATATGAAAGAGGTCCTAATGCACAAATACCTGATACATATTCTCATTATTCAGACATTGCCATGGAAACTTTAATGTTAAAGTGTCAACCAGTTATGGAAAAAGCAACAGGGTTAAAATTATATCCTGCATATACTTATGCAAGAATTTATAAAAAAGGTGATGTTCTTAAAAGACACAAAGATAGATTTAGTTGTGAAATATCTACCACTATGAATTTAGGTGGTGATGCTTGGCCAATCTATTTAGAACCATCTGGTAAAGAGGGCATGAAAGGTGTCAAAGTAGATTTAAAACCAGGAGACATGTTAGTATACAGAGGATGTGAATTAGAACATTGGAGAGAAAAATTTAAAGGTAAAGAATGTGTACAAGTATTTTTACATTATAATAATACTAAAACATCAGGCACTAAAGATAACATGTTTGATAAACGCATACATTTAGGATTACCCTCTTGGTTTAAGAGAAAATGAAATTTGATTTTTTTCTTATAAAAAATTTTTATTGTTTAAATGACGTAGGAATTATTTATAACACAATGGTCAAACATTCAAATCCTTCCTATACATATAGTTCTGGAAAAGTGAAAAGGTCTGTAAATTATAAAATAACAGATTACATGTATGTTAAAGAACAATTAAAAAGATTAATAGACAAAGTTTATGAAACTAATAATTTACACTTTGGTTATAATTTATATACTATGTTAGATTGTCAAGGTATTCATCTACATGAATATTCACCAAGTGAATCTGTTGGGTATGATTGGCACACAGACAACAGCTTAGATTTTGCCAAAGACACTAAATTAACTGTATTACTTAATTTATCTAAAGAAAAATATCAAGGTGGCGAATTAGAAATATTTAATTGTAATAAAATAAATTTTAATGAACCAGGAGATGTTTTAATATTCAAATCTTTTATACCACACAAAGTACATAAAATAATAAAAGGCACAAGAAAAACATTAACCTTATGGATGCATGGACCTTGTTTTAAATAATGAAATTTGATTTTTATCTATACAAAAAATATTTAAATTTAAAAAATATTAAAGAGATATCTAAGGCAGCTAATAAATATGCCGACGTTAATCTTAAAGATGGTAAAGATAAAAATGCAGTAAAAACAGCCAATGTTAAAATAGTAGAATATCGTTACATTAAACAACATTTAGAAAGATTAGTAGATATAATTGATAGAGCCAATAAACAACATTTTGGGTTTAATTTATATTCAATAAATGAATGCGATTGCATTCATTTAAATGAGTATTTTCCAAATGATTCTGTTGGTTATGATTGGCATTCAGATGGAGACAAAAACCATGCTGATGATGTTAAACTAACTACGTTAGTAAATTTATCAACAAAAAAATATGAAGGGGGTGAATTAAAAATATTTAATTGTGATAAAATAAATTTTAATGAACCAGGAGATGTTTTAATATTTAAATCTTTTTTACCACATAAAGTTGAAAAAGTTATATCAGGTAAAAGAACAACGTTAAGTCTTTGGATGGAAGGTCCTTGTTTTAAATAATGTTAGAATTTTTAGAAGATATAAAAAAAGCAACTGCTGTTCAAAAGAAAACAGAACTTTGGGATGTAGAAGGAATACTAAAAAATAGATTAAATCAAAAACTTAAATTTGATTTAAGACCTATAAAAAATAATTGTAAAATAGGAAGCTTTAAAACAAAAGCTGATAAAATGGTATTTAGTTTTAAAGATCAGTATATCATTGTTGATGTAGAAGAATTACATAATTATGTAAAAGAAAATAAATTGAAAGATATACAATTAATGGAGTTGATATCTAAATTAGATTGGAATATAATTTTACCAAAAAAAATATAATGCTAAGAAAGATACATGTGTTTGATAATATTATTAATAAAAATTATCAAAATAAAATCAAAAAAAAATTTTTAGGAAATTATTTTCCTTGGTATTTTGTAGAGGACGTTACATACACAAATAATAAAAAACAGAAAAGACCAGCGTTTAAACATTTTTTTGTGATAAATGAAAAAATAAATAGTAATTATCATCAACTGGTATTACCAATGATTTTACAGTCATTAAAAAAAATAAAATACAAACATAATAAAATATTACAAGGAAGATCTTTTTTACAAGTACCTTTAGCTATTAAAAATAAAAACATTGTAGACACACCGCATATTGATTTAGATGACGAACACTTGGTTGTTTTATACTATGTTTTAGATAATGAAGCTCATACCATAATATATAAAGATAAAAAATCATTGAAGGTATTAAAAAAAATAAAACCTAAACAAGGAAGAGTAGTTATTTTTAATGGTAAATATTGGCACACTGCGGAACAACCTAAAATTAAAAATAGATGTGTAATTAATTATAATATAACATGATTTATCCTACTATAATTGTTGATGATTTTTTTGATAATCCAAAAAAAGTAAAAGATCTTGCATCTACGGTAGAATACAAAAAAGATCCTAAAGGCAGATGGCCAGGTGAAAGAACAACATTTTTACATCAAATAAATTATTCTTTTTTTAATCATGTTCATTTAAAAATTTTAAGTATTTTATATCCCAATGATTTTAGAAAAATAAATTATAGCGCCAGTAGTTTTTTTCAAAAAATAGCAAGTAAAAGACATGGTAATAAAGGTTGGGTTCATAAAGATGTAGAATCTGAAATAACAGCTATAATATATTTAAGTGATCATGAAAACTGTGGAACATCATTGTGGAGAAATAAAAACTTTTTTGACACAGATACCACTATGTTTGAAAAACGTAAATTAAATAAACTTTGGCAAAAGAACTCTTATGATAAAAAAGAAACAGATATAATAAATAAACATAACAGTAATTTTAAAAAAATATTAAATGTAGATTCTGTTTTTAACAGATTAGTTTTATTTGATTCAAATCACCATCATTCAGCTGAAGGTTTTTTAGATGAAAAAATAGAAGAAGATAGGCTTACCTTGGTAACCTTTATTGAAAAATTAAATTTTAATGATAGACAAATACGTTACTCATTAACAGAATGTAAAAGATTAGATAAATAATGTATTTACAAAATTTATTTCCGGTAGCTATTGGTAATTTAAAAAATCCTGATCATTTAAAAATTGAAAATTCTTTAATTAAAGAATGTTCAGAAATCAAAAATAAAATTAAAAAAGGTGGAAATAATTGGGATGCAGATTTATATAATACATTTGGAACATTTGATTTAAATGAAAGTAAAAAATTTAAAAATTTAAATAAATGGATTTTTGAAAAAGTTAATCAATATGCTAATGCTATAGGCTATGTTAATAAAAATGTAAAATGTAAAGAGTCATGGTTTAATTACTCAATTAAAAATGATTATCAAGAAAAACACGAACATTATCCTTATGATATTTCTGCAGTTTATTATTTATCAGTCCCTGAAAATTCAGGTAACATAAAATTTTATACCCATGAACCACAGGGGGTAAAAGAAAATTTTGTAAAAGAAAATTTTTACACTTGGACTAATTATTATATAAAACCTGAACCAGGATTGCTTTTAATATTTAAATCTAATTTAACTCATGGAGTATCAAAAAATAAATCAGATAAACCTAGAATATCTTTAGCTTATAACTTTAAAGTATTATGAATATATTAGCTATTCATGCATCTCATGATGGGTGTGTGACTTATATAAAAAATAATAAAATTGTATTTCATACACAAATAGATAGATATAATAGATTTAAACATTGTTCTTTTCCAGTTAAAAAATTAATTGAGGAAATAGAAAAATTATCTATAGATAAAGTTTTATTAACATGTGTTGATGGTAATTCTTCCGTATATTTATGGAATGATATTTTAAGAAATGAAAGTAAATGTAAAAATTTAGAGTTTATATATTATGAAGATGCTTATCATCATTTACTTCATGCATATTGTTCTTTAACTTGGAATAAAAATATAGAAAACATTTTAGTTTGTGATGGAAGAGGAACTAAATACAAAGATATATTTGAATCAGAAAGTTTATATTCTTTTGATAAGCATTTAAAAACTGAAAATAATATGATTGGTGAACGCTATGAGGATTTTAGTAAAGAACATTTTAACAATGAATTAGAATGTGGAAAAACTATGGCATGGTCTTTATATGATGAAAGACCAAAAAAAGTGCAGCAAAGATTTGAAAAAGATATGACTAGTCTTATTCAAAAATGGAAGATAAAAAAGAATTTATTATTTACAGGGGGTTGTGCTCAAAATGTTTTATATAACTCTAAATTATTATCTAGTTTTAAAAACCTTTTTTGTGATCCTTTTAATGGAGATTTTGGTTTAAGTTTAGGAGCTGCTAATTTTTATTTAAAAAATAAAATAAAAAATAAAGAAATATATCTTGGTATACCACAAGATTTAAATTTAGATATTTTTATGAAACATAAAATTTATAATGTAACTCCAGATGAAGTTGCTAAAACTGTATTGAATGAACCAGTTGCAATCTTCCAGTCTCGAAGTGAACAAGGTCAAAGAGGACTTGGAAATAGATCTTTATTAATGAGTCCAATACATAAAAAAGCTCATGACAAAATGAATGCAATTAAAAAAAGAGAATGGTTTAGACCATTTGCATGTTCAATATTAAAAGAGAAAGCCAAAGAATGGTTTGAAATGCCTATAGAAGAATCACCATATATGATGTATGTTTTTAAAATAAAAAAGAAAGGTATATTGCAAACAGGCCTATCTAAGAATAATGATTCTAGAATACAAACTGTAAGTAAAAAAAATAACTTGCATTATTATAATTTAATTAAAGCATTTGATAAATTAACAAATATTCCGATATTAATTAATACAAGTTTAAATTTACCAGGAGAGGTCTTAGTAGAGACCATGCAAGACTTAAAAGACTTGTTTGACAAAAGCAAATTAAACTATATTTATTTACCTGAAATTGGTAAAATGATTAAAAAAAATAACTATTAATATACTAAAAAGCATATATAATGAGGTGCTATGCTTCAGAAACTACAATTTAAACCAGGTTTTAATAAACAAATAACACAATCAGGAGCTGAGTCTCAATGGAC